TTGATCTTTGATGGCTTTGACGAGGATTGGTATGAATTTTTCATACCGAAGACCGTATTGCTTACCATCTTCAGATAGCGACACCGTAAGGTTTTTCTTGTCGGACGCTTTATATCCAGCAGCTTCTTCAAGATCACGCACTGCTTGCGCTTTGAAGCCAATATCCATCCAGTCTTCTTTGTGAGTGCCGTCTGGCGTTTGTGCGTTCAAATCATAATCTTCAGCATATTTATCGCCGTACTTAGAACGCTTGTCCCAGTAGTAAGTGACTGGTTCGAGGGCTTTTATGAAGTCTAGGCCAAGGTCTAGGTCTACAAAGTCAGTTTTATCTCGCTCGTCAGATGCAACCGTAAGAGCGACCTGAGCATTTAAAGTTGATACGTTTTCATCACCCAAAGAAAAGCGATTACTCCCGGAAGTGATGTTACCCCCGGGACTTCCTGATCGACCCGCGTCGTGACCTATCGCCGTATTATTACTTCCGCTTGAGAGACTTGTCATCGCTGCGTTGCCAACAGCAGTATTGCTACTTCCAGTGACAGTAGCACTGCCCATAGTAGAACCTCCAACGGCAACGTTTTCAGAACCCGTCGTACATGACGTGCCTGAAAGACTGCCAAAGAAGTGGTTGCCTGTCCCAGTGGTGATTGCGCTACCTGCGCTGTAACCCACGCCGACATTGTAGGCGTTAGTACCTGTCGTAAAGTTTTGTGTTTTTAACGAATCATAGCCAACAGCGACATTTCTACTGCCTTGTGTGTCAGCAGAAAGAGCGTTGGTTCCAATTGCGACATTACGATCACCAGATGTTAAAGCGTCTCCCGCGAGACCCCCAATGAGTGTGTGCTCCTTGCCCGTAGTAACATCTCTCCCTGCGTTATGCCCTACCGCCACGTTGTACATATCCGTAGCAGTAGCTGGGTTTTGTGTAAGGAGAGCTTGGAAGCCAACCGCTACTGAACGACTTCCGACGGTGTTCGTACCTAAAGCGTTATATCCCATTGCCACATTGTAATCGGCATCCGTGATTGCATCGCCTGCTAGCCCTCCCACTAAGGTATTCTGAACTCCCGTAGTGATGTCGTTACCCGCTTCATGCCCAACCGCAGTATTAAAACTGTTTGTGTCAGTAGTAAAGTTTTGGTTTTGCAGGGTTCCCATGCCGACAGCTACAGACGTATTGCCTAACGTATCTCCCGATAAAGCTAAATAACCTATCGCCACATTTTTATCTGCGTCGGTCAAAGCATCACCTGCAAGAGCTCCAATCAAGGTGTTGCGTATTCCCGTAGTGACTGATACACCCGTATCGTGACCAACCGCTACATTTAACGCATCAGTGCTCGTGGCGTTGGTTTGATTGCCCAGCGCAGATTGGCCTATGGCAACAGATTTATTTCCGGCTACTTCTGCGCCGAGAGCGCCATAACCTAGAGCTACATTTCTAATACCTGTAGTAAGCGCATCGCCTGCAAGGTTGCCCAAAAATGTGTTGCGATCTCCGCTTGTTATTGCCGTGCCAGCGTCTTTACCAATTACAACATTGTCTAAAGCATCGCTGGTCATGCTGTCTCCAGCATCCTCACCAATGCGAAGATTGCGTGATCCCGCAGTTTGGGTAATAAGGTCTGCGCCAGTCGCTAAAGTTACGTCTGCTGCAAAGTTTGATGCGCCATCAACGTCAACAACATCAAGATTAGCGGTGCCATCTACATCTAAATCGCCGGATACAAAGAACGACGGGACAGATAGATCAGTAAACGCATCGACCATCGCACCGCCAGAGCCTGCACCGTCACTGTAAATAGCTTTCGTCTGGCCGTTAAGTATGGTGATCGTGGCACCAGAGCCTTGCTTAATAATGATGCTCTGTGATCCGCTGGTTGCGTTCTCGATGAACCACAGCTTGCTGATCGTGTTTGGCCCTATAGTGACGGTGCAAGTGCTATCAAGAGTTCCAGTGTATTTAAGAAACATAGACCTGCCGGGATCAGTAGACCCATCGGCAAGAGTAGTAGTGTGGGTATCAGCGTTAGTCGTAATAGCTTCCGTACCAAAGCTGAATGCCTCTGCAATTAGCTCTAAATTTGTATTTGTACTGGTTCCCCAAGTGCCTGCCTCGTCGCCAGTAGATATCTCTTTAAGGCGTAAATCGTTAACGTAAGTTGCCATTTATCTTCTCCGACTTTTCGTCTTAGGCTTTGGCTTCTTCATAGAAGCAACATGCTTCTTGAGCGTTTCAGCTTGCTTCTTGTGAGTTTTAGAAGCTTTCTCTAAACCTTTAATAACCTTTTTGACCCTTCGTACCATTAGGCTACCTCTTCCCAGTTCGCTGTTTGACTTGTTGATACAGCCGAGTAATTTGGTGTTTGACTGTCCGATACAGCCAAGTAGTTTGCCGTTTGACCTGGTATGACAAGGCTCCAAACATTTGTTGTACCAGTTGCACCAGTAGCAGAAACGCCAGTGACAGCAACGACGGCACTGGCTGTAGTCGATACTGAACCCACTGAGCCAGTTGCTTGAAGTCCACTGACGGCAATGTTGTTGTCACATTTGAGCGTAACGGTGCCCAAAGCACTCGTTGCAGATACACCCGTGACGCTAACATTCGCGTCAGCAGCGACGGATACAGATCCAACTGCTCCAGTTCCCGCCACACCTGTGAGAGATACTGTAACACCCGTTCCCTCAACGATAGATACGGAACCGACCGCCCCCGTTCCAGAAACGCCTGTGACAGAAACATCTGCGTTTGCGCTGACTGTGACCGATCCGACCGCGCCTGTGCCAGCTTGACCCGTGACTGTGACAGGGATCTCTTCATTCCAAGCACCTTCGCCCCAAGTGCCTCTGCCCCAGCCATTGACAATCGCCATTTGTTAAGCAATGCGAATGATTGCGTTACTTGCATCAGCGGTGGGAAACTGGATCGTAAAGTCGCCAGCGGTGCTTGTTTTGTCACCACCAAACGCCAACGTGCAGACTGCCTTATCTGATTGGGTATCGTTGTATATCAAGGCACCGTTTGCAGTGATCGTGCTTGAACTGAATGTGAGATCGGCAAAGTCACAAAACGCTGTTGTGCTTGACGTGGTAGGGGTCACACTCGTCAACGCTGCACCCGCCGCCGTGTACCCTGTGCCCGAAACCTCGTTCGAGGTTGTGTATGCAGTAGTGCTTGCATTCAGCGTGGCAGAGCTTGTGTACAAAGCCAGCTTGAATGTGTTACCAGAAGTAGCGGTAAAGTTATGTGTTCCGACAAGAATCTCTTGTTTGAATGACGTGCATAGCGCAGATGTGATGCTCATGTGAGACTCCGTATAATGTTTGCTAGATCAGGTTGTCCTTGAGCCTCAACTTCAGCAGCTAAAGTCGCACGGTCACTCTTGATCGCTTCTCGTATGTAATATCCAACCACTTTGTGTATCTGTTCTTGGAACGCTAACGCCTGCTCCCTGATCAAAGGATGCGTGTTTTCTCCAACGCTCACGATTCTTTTCGTCGCTGCGTCTGTCCAAAACTCTGCGTCATGTCCTCCGTTGTCTGTCGTTGCGACTAGCACTTTGCCGACATGGCTCACCATTGTCATCTTGCAGACCTCACTGCACCTGATCGGTAACTGTCTGTTGTGCTGTATCCTTCACCTAACGCAATCAACTCTTGCATAGCAGATTCGTATCTTCCTTGATACAACTGAAGCAGATCAGGTTCACCCTTGAGAAATGTATATGCCTCGACTAACGATCCGTACAACAAAGCGTTTTCAGCGTTTGACCCCAGCCAGCTTGTGCCATCTGAGGACACTGTGATCGACTGTGGCTCGTAGAAATAGTGAAGCTCCACGGTTAGATTGCCGCTTGGTGTAGGGCCAAGGATAAACGTCGTATCATCAAAGATAGCGTAGTGCTTGGGTATCCCAGTCGTTGACTCCACAGGATATGCCTGACGTATAAAGTTCACGTCTTTGAACAGCAGATACTCATAGCCACTGTTGTCTACAGCCAAAGAATACGGTGCCAAGAAATCAGATGGCGTTTCTAGGTAGCTGTTTGATTGTGTTGTTGTGCCTGTGACATTCTTTCTAAAGTTTGGCAACTGCACAGACTTCAATATCCGCTCTTCTGCCTGAGTGATAATCGTCGGCAAATTAGTAACGAGCGTAGTCTCGTCTGTCTCCAGATAGTCCTGTATTGCCTGCTTGAGCGTGGTAAACGTGAAAGCCATTAGCTGGTGATCACCGTGACGATACCAACATGGCCTGTCGCTCCCAGCCCGACTTGCCCAACAGGATTAAAAGACGCCAGTATTCTACTGTCATCAAGCCCCCGGTCAGGTCTTGGATTACGCAATGCCCTTGGGTCATCTAGCTTGAGCTTACCCAGTTGCAATTGAGGCTGATCTGGATCAACAACATCCTTGCCAACCAAAAACCCAGTTGGTCTTTGATTAACGATCTCTGGCACTAAGTCTTTGAGCGGATATCTAAAACCCGTAAGGTCGCAGTAACCAAACGCATACTTGCCTTTAGTATATGAACTCAAAACGAATATCCTCCTGGTGACACAAACAAAGACGCCTTGTTGCGATCTGAGTCAGATGCAAGTGTCCATTGCTCTTCATAATCTGCTTTTAACGCTTGCGCCCTCGCCCCAGCGGCAGGGTACTTCATGCTCAACTGATACGACAATCCGCTCACCAAACAGGGCAAGAACCGAGCAGGGATATCAATATTATTGACAGCAGAGTTGCCTGCGTCTTGAACCCTCTCCATATAGTAATAACCGAACTGGTAGGTCTCTTGATCATCCGGCGTGGGCCACAAGTTAATCGTGATTGAGTCTACGTTCTTTTCGACGTAATACTGCAAAGGCTTACTGCGTGTTAGCTTGTTCGACAGATTAGAGTATTGGCTGACAGATATTCGAGTCATCGACTGATCAAACTGTGAGTTCTGCTCGCCTGCATCTGTCCTGATAAACGCTTCAATAATGTCTAGTACCTTGCCATCTAGCTGATACTGATTGCTACCAGCGGTCAGTGCTTGGGTAGCAAACTCCACAGACCACAAGTTCAAACCTCTGTTCTGCCACTCCAGCATCATCAGGTTTAGGCTTCTGCGAGCGGTCTTATAGTCATAGCCACTACGAAGCTCTAGCCCAGCACGCTCGAACGCCTCTTCCAAAGCGTCGGAAAGATCCAGGTTAAATGCAAATGTGCCGCTTGTAGCCACTACGGCCTCCTAGCCTTTCGCTTCTTCTTGCTAACGCCTGCTTCATTCAGAGCAATAGCGATAGCCTGCTTTCGATTCTTTACTTTCTTACCAGAGCCGCCAGCCTTCAGCTTGCCCTCTTTGAACTCCTTCATCACCTTTTTCACCTTAGCCTGCTTCTTCTTCTTGGCTGGTGAACTGCTGATCTGCTTCTTCATCTGTGCTCTGCTGATCGGCATTACTTCTTCCCAAACTTCTGCTTTTGCGATTTAGGAGGACTTTTCTTGCTACCGCTAGGGCCGCTCCAAAAAGTCTTGTTTGCCCAGTAGGCGGCACTTGTCGGCCCCTTGGCTATGTTCTTGGCGTGTCTAGCCTTAAAACTCTTACGAGCCTCCTTGGAATAGTTGTGACCCATCTTCTGATCACCAAAGCGTATGATCTTCATCTTCTCGCCATCCCTGACAGCGACCACTGCTTTCTTCGTGGGATGCTTTGGTGTTCTCTTAACTTTGTTCAGTCCAGTCAGACCAACCTTTTTTAACCTGTTCTTCTCAGCATCGGTCAAACTCATTTGCGATGCCTCGCTGTTTTCTTGGCTATCTTCTTGGGCTGCTTGGAGTGCTGCTTTCCTTTCTTTGTGTCTGCCCGTTTCTTTCGGGAAGTGGCAGCGTACTCCTTGTCTGATAAAGCCTCTCTAGCCTTTTTCGGGAGATACCTTTCACCTGTCGCCTTCTTTCCTTGTGTAGACGGTTTGCCTGACTTGGTGCCCCAGTCTTGCTTCGTCCACTTCTTTAGTGATTTTTGTGATTTCTTGAGAGCCATTACTTACCCTTGTACTTGGCGCTCTTTCGCTTTTTGCCATCAGATCGAGCGATCAGACCGCGAGCCTTCGCTTGCGCTTTCTCACTAGCACCCAGCTTCTCGCCACGCTTTAGTTTCTTTTTGATCGTTTCAACGCTTGCTACCACTATCCTTGCCCCTTTGCTTGCGGATGGCCTCTTTACCTTTCCTAGCAATCTCTGCCTGCCTTGGCTTTTTAGCGAACTTAGCTCGCTGTTCCAAGACAGTTAGGATCTGTATCTTTCTAGCGAAAGGCTTGCGTATCTTCTTGACCTTGGCAACAGTGTCTCGCGCATCCTGAACCGTTGCGTATTTGATCGGCACAGTGTCTTTAGGATTCTCATCGGTATACAAACGGCGACCACTGCCCTTGGGTTTCTTGCCTGTTCCGACTTTAGGATCTTTCTTTGGCACGCTGTTCGTATATCAGGCTAGTCCCTGTAGCCGCCCCCAGCTTCTTTATAACGCTTCGCCAGCATCTGCGCTTTACGCGCAGACCACTGACCAGGGCGACCGCCCTTTCCACTAGCTTTGATTTGGTTGAAGAGCCTCTTACGCAAGGCTGGCTTCGTATAGTTACCAGCCTCGTTGACGCGAGATTTACTCTTCTTCTTTTTCTCAGCCATATTAGAAATGCTTCCTAACTTGCATGACGATGTTATACACGTCTCCACTAGAGTGACCGACAGTCGTAAACTGTATGTCACCCGTCACACCAGAACCCGCATTATTTGGGATGCCAGTGAAATCAGTGAAGTCGAGCGTATCTGAAAAGTCTGCGTTCAGTTGCCAAGCCAATACATCAGATGATGCATCAAAGAAAATCTTCACACCCATACCAATGGTTGAGTAGTAGATCTTTTGGATGGAAACCTTCGTGCAAGCCGCACCAGTCATAGGGTCAACAGCCAGTGCAGACACATCAATCTTAGTAACGGCAGACTCGCCTGAACCGTCGCTCACATTAGAAAAGCGGAAGATGGCTGTGTTGCCATCGTCCTGTATGGTTTGTGTAGCTACAGCATCAGCCATGATTGCCTCCTACTATTGATCGGCAAATGCAGGCGCAGTTGTGCTCGTAACATTCCCGAAGATTTGATAGTTCGTTGTATTCAAACCAACGACAGTTACATCAAATCCGGCAGGCACATTCAACTGTATGCTGCTGTTCGAGCTTCCATTTGAGAATACTGAACTTACCTCGTTACCATCCGTATCTAAGAAAGTAACACCACCAATATAAAAATTAGTGTTACCGGGAGTAACAATAAGCGCGTCCGTAGCATCAGCAGCGCCACCAGCGTAAATAAACCTAAAAACAGATCCAGCAATAGGAGCCGGAAGCGTATAAGTATTATCTTGACCACCGTCTGGAACCAGTAGAATCCTACCGCTGTGGGTTGCATTAGTTAAAGTTACGGCTGAATCAGCCAAGCTGACTGGGCCGTCACCCAGAGTTGTGACCTCGGTGATAGTACCACTGGTCGCATTTTTACTGATCGTCTTGAAGGTGCTTTCAGATCTAATCGCACATGGAACATTCTGTCAGGAAAAAAAAGGAGTGGCCCCGAAGGGCCACCCAAAGTGCTCTAGCTAGAGCCTGGAGATCCGTAGATTCCAAGTGGGTCTGACACTCCAAAAGAGTATCTCTCCCTGGCTTTATATCTCACGTTACCAGTGTCGAAGTCACCGTCCATAGACGTTTCTAGCGGAGTACGCTCGAACATCTTCATGCCATTCGGCACATCAGTGATGATGAAGAAAGCATTGCTGTCAGTCAGGTAGTGATTGACTGCATAGCCTTCTGGAATCGCACCCATGTTACGAATCGCGTTAATGTCGTTATCCGCTGTTCCAACTCGCTGAGTGGTTTCCAGCAGTCGATCTGCCGTAAACATCAGTGCGGGTGGGACAATCAAACGACGTGGACGTGCAGCGATCAAAAGACCACGCTCATCAGTGAACGCAGCGATTTCGATAACCGCATTTTCCAGTGACGTTTCGTTCAAGTCAGCGCCAGTAGATGGACGATTAGCATTGGTGCCACCGTTTACTAATGGGTGTGAAGCGTTGAACAGAGTTACACCATCTCCAGACTGGAAGCTGGTGAAGCCATTGTTCAGCGAGTTCGCTGCTTTGACTTGCTTCGTGTATGCCATAGCGCGAGACAGCGCCTTGGTGTACCGAGCCGAAAGAGAATCGTAGAGATTATCTTCCATGGCTTCCTCCGTAATGGCGAAACCCATCGAAATTGTCTCGTGATTATACCTGGCTGTGAAAGACTCTTGCGCTGAGTCATAGCTGGTTGCTGCACCTTCTGCTTTAACAGGAGCCGCTGCAAAGCCTGACAGCTTTACCTCTTCCTCGAACGAACGATCAGAGCTTTCTGTCTCATAAATGAGAGTGTGCTCGTCCTCGTATTTCTCATACTCCAAACCAAACAGGGCATTAAGCCCGGGCAGGAGTTCTTTAAGCATTTGCGCTCTTGAAATTGCCATTGCCTAATCCTCCTTATACGCCGAGCTTGGTTTCGTAAGCATGGCTCAAGGGCAGATAGGTAACGATGCAATCTGTAAACGCATCACCTACGGTGCTTGATGGGCCATCTACGAAATCAACGACACGCAGTGGTAGTGTATTAGTCGTAGCAATAGAGCCGCCATCTAGGGCGTTCTTGCTTCGACCGATTGAGGTTGATCCGGCAGTGCTGACTGCTGAGATGTTGTTACCT